CACCAGCTTGTAGCCATTGAGTAGCAGTTGGACTAGACAATGTTGAACCACTTAGGTTTGCAACTAAGTTTGCTGAAGTATTAACTACGTTCATCAAGTCAGCAGCAACATAAGCAGCTAAACGGTTAACAGCAGGAGCTAAAATACGTTCGCTGAAGTCATCCAATTGCATAGTTTTCTCAGCAGTACCAAAAGAAACAGGTACGTTTGCTTGAGTAGCTACGGTTAAAGTTGTGTTTTGCTCATTAGTTCCTTGTGGAGTAATAGCTGGTCCAGTAGAAACTGTGTAATCGTTAGGTAAACGTACACGGAGTGTGCTTCCTATCTTGGCCCCGGTGCGAGCAAACTGATCATCATATTGACGGCTTACTGTGCGTAAAAACGCATTAGTTTGAGTAAACAGACGCACCGCTTCATTGGTAATCTGGTTAATCGTTAATAAAGAATTCGTAGTCATTTGACTCTCCATTTAAATTGAAAAAAAGGAAATACTCACTTTTCGTCTTGGCTAGAGAGAAACAATTTACGCCTGTTACAATGATTAACGGTTCATTTCGACCTATGAATTGATTGTAAATCCTATCAAAAATAATTTCAATAGGATTTTTTTATTTAGCGTTTTTTTCTTGCATTTGCAGCTCTCCAACGAATCCATGCTTCAGAATCCGATGGATTAGGTTCAACAGTTCCTAAAGCTCTGCTTGAACCACCTTCAACATCACCAACAGGAGCTGGAGCATTAGACTTCTGTTTTCCGAGTTCCTTCGTTGCTTTTGAAGATAATTTAGTCAACTCAACTCCCATTTGTAATGGACTTAAATTAGCTATTCTTATTGCCTCATTGATGTTTTCAGACTTACCTAAAAATGTAATGACTTTCTCAGGACTTGGAATTGCAGCTAAAGCCTGCAAGAATTCCTGACCACCGACACCAGCTAATTGTAAGTTCGTTACGGATTTGTCGTAAACATCACCAAATTCTTCCTTAGCGTTCTTCTCAATTTCTGTCATCTTAGCCACAAAAGATTGTTGTTGAACCTGTTGCTCTGCTATTTGTTTAGCATAAGTCATTGCTAGTTCTTGAATATTCTCTTGAGGTTGAGCATAGGTTTGTTCTGGTTGCTGTTGTGCTCTAGCTTGTAATTCTTCTAGCTTTTGCTTAGCAGCGTTCTTTTCGGCAGCAAGTTCGCCCATCCTACGTCTTGCCCAGTCAGGCAGTTCGTTATATGAGTTCTCTTGTTTTGGTTCTTCTTTAGGTGTTTCTATTGGTTCTTGGTTTAATTCAGCGTCTATTTGCGTTGTAGCTGTATCTTCCATTATTGCTCCTGTTGTAAGTTAGGTAAGTATTGACTAATAACCTGTGATGGATCGAAATTGGTATGCTCGTATTCCTTCGCAGGATCTTCTTCGTTCTCAATCTCCGTAACGGTTTTGTCGGTAATTTGATTGAGTTGTGTTGGACTTAATTGTCCAATTAATGCTTTCATGCGATCTGTTTCTGCTTTAAACGCTGCGATTACGTCTTGACGTTCATTCTCGTAACGCAATGCTAAATGGTTCAATGCATCTACGTCAGCACGTTGTTTCTCAATAGCAATGTATTGTTGCTTCTCGTTCAATTGCTCTGTTAATTGCTGAATGACCAATTGTTGCTGTTGTAACTGTTGCATCATGGCATTTTCTTGCTCAGATGGCCCAGTTCCTAAGATGTTCGGAGGTATCCAGTTACGCATACGTTCTTGCAACTTGTCAGCACCAGGAAAGTCTGCACTTCCCATATATAAATCACCAATAACTTGCGACAGAGCTGGTTGAGCAGTTAGTAGCTTAGTCATCGCATCAAACGCTTCTTCACGCTTCGTATCGTAACTTGGGCCACATTCTGCTACTACATCATACTTACCAACATTCGGATTAAAGATAGTCTTAACCTTAGCTTCTTCTTCAATCTCGTTTTGCATAATAGCTTGTTTAGCTTGTGGATCGACCATAATTTGATCTTCAGAACCATCTTCACCTAAGATTCTAACAATACGCTTTGTGTCATATATCTTAGGAATCAAGTCAATAATAATCTTACCTATAAACTGAATCGTATTTGCCTGTGCGTCTTGGAAATGGAATGTTGCACGATTACCTTGATTAACACGCTTATCAATAGAAACACCTGACAACTCTTGGCTTTGCTCGCCAAAAGTTTGTTCGTACTGACCAGATGTCATCATCATTTCCATGTTGGCAGCTTGCATACCTTCCATGTAAACAGGAGCACCCATTGGAGCTGGTGCTTTCTGTGGAGCTGGTACTGGATTGCCTTGTTCATCCATATGGTTGTATGGTAGATAAGCATGATTCTCTACGTTAGCAGTTGCCCAATAGTTTTCTAATCCTTCGATAGCTTCTACAGGTGCAACATACGGACTCTTGGATTGCAATGCACCATATTCTAATGCAGCACTCGCATTGTAGTTATAAGCACGTTGAGCATCCTTCATGTAGCGAACAATACCTTTACGGTCTAGTCTTTGCTCGATGATGACTTCTTCGCCTACTTGTCTAGCAATAGGAATGTAACTGCCAGGCCATATGCCTTTTTCCAAGACTTCTTGTCCACCGATTAAATACTTACGGATAACGTGCTTGTCAATCCTACGTCTGTCAATACCTTCGCCACCTTGACGAATAATCTCATTAAAGAGTTTGCGTTCTTCAACAGTAATGTCTGACTCACGCATGAACCTTGTCGATCCATCGTCATTCGTAATCGAATATAGCCATTCTTTACGAGTTTCTTTCTCGAAGTATGTTGCTAGTCTTACTACGTCTTTAGTAATCCACATCTGATTGCCACTTGGACTAGTAGCAGGAAGTCTGACATTTGGATATTTTTTCTCAAAATCTCGTCTTGGCATATCTTCATAGATAAACGCGAACCTAGCATCTGAACCATCACGCTTCTTAATATGAGGATCGAGATAAACCGACATAGCGTCTGGAATCTCTTTGATATATATTTCTTGGTCAAATGTAGAATCGTCTGCGTATTTAGTAATGACTTGAACGTATCCAATACCACCACCAACTTGTTGCTCAGTCGCTATATCATACGCAACTTTAGCATTTGACTTGTATTCAATATGTCGGATTAATCCTTCATAGATTTGTGCAGCTTCGTAACTTGCTTCGCCATTCGTAGGATGAACTTGAATACTCGGCTTGTTCTCCTTCATCTGATTAACAATCATTAACCAATGTGTATGTACCTTGTTAATGGTAATCATTGGTTGCGTAGCCATATGCCTTCTAGCTTTTACTGACGGCTCCCATTGATCCTGATTGTCCGAATCAGCAAATAGAAAACGCATATCCTCTCTAAATCGTTGACGAGTTGTTTGTTCCCAGTCTAAACAAGCCTTAAAGTTTTCGTGAGCTCGTTCGATAATGTCTTTTTCTCTATCTGCCATATTCTCTCCTACATCCAAGTACCACCATAATTACCATTTCTAGTCATCATAGGTCTTCTTATTGGTTGTTGTAATTTCTTTTCTACACGTTCTCGCACCATGCCTGGAAACAACTCTGTCAATACCCATATCCAAGCATCCATTCTGTTCGGAGATGAATTACCGATGTAACCTTGTGTCGAGAATCCAGCCATTTCATCTTCTAAATCAATAAATCGCCCACAATGCCTAATTTTACCTTGTTCGTACAAAAGTGCAAATGGTTCTGCACGAATTACTTTGCCTCTTGATGCACTTACGGCTTTGTATGGTGTTCTTGGTCTAGCAGATTGTATAACTTGTTCGACCATTGCTCCACCAAAGTTAGATTCAGCTAATACTAAATCAGCTTTATGACGTTCAAATGCAGATGCTACGACTTTACCCCATGTTGATGGCCCAGCTTTCACCGTACAATCCTCTAGTAAATAAGCGTTACCATCTACACCCAAAGCACCGACCACGATTCCAATTGCATCGTTATCTGCATTATCAGTATCACCAGAACCACTTGGATCAACACCGACAAGCACACGCACAAAGTCAGGTAAGCGTTCGTCTTCCACTCGCCATTTGTCAATATCTTCTTCTTTAAATAATTGATTTGGGTTCGCATCGGCAAACTCTCCTTCCAAGAACCTTTTTCTAAGTCTAGCACTTAAATTGTTCAAGGTTTCTAAGTAGCCATCCGATAAGTTTTCCTTATTATCATACGGATTAATCTGAAAATGACAGTAATCATGCTCATTTTTAAGTGGTAATTTGGTTTCTACATCCTTATGCTGAATGAATAATGAATAAGTCCAATGGTTTTTATTCGGAGGATTGCAGTCAAAATACATTCTAGGCTTGAGTAACGTATTGGGTTTGCCTTCAATAACCTGTTCAACTTTCTGTGCCAAACGAGTAATTGCTATGCCTACAGATGGATATGGTATCTGGGAGCACTCGTTCAAATAGATAGTTACAAACTCCATACCGAGAATCTTCTCAGTCCGTTCCTTATCATCGAGTCCACCAAACCATATCTCAGAACCATTTGGCAAAGTAATAAACCAGTCAGTCTTATTGACTTTGTATTGAACATTTGGGAAAGCAAGCTCCATGACCTTTGGGAATGTGTCATAGATAATCGAGTTCTTCACTTGATTAAATCTAAACCTTAGTATGGCATGACGTGATTTAGGTGCTTTTAATGCTCTAACAATAATTTGTCTTACTAATAGAAAAGTCTTACCTGATCTACTGCCACCAAATAACATGGCATAGGTAGAATCGCCATTGATGACATTTAAAGCGTCAACTTGTTTTCTATGGAGTTTCAAGCGTTTTCGTCTTGAGGTAATAGTTGAATGGTTAGTGGCTCACCATCTGCACCTGTGAGTTCTTGCTTGACTGTTTCACTCCAACGCATTTGTGCCTTAGTCCACCAGATCATTGCAGTTGTATCGCCTTGTAATGCCTTGTTAAATAACGACTTAGATATTTTAGAGCTTGCTTCTGCCTTACCTAATGCTAGTTCTTTTTCATAATGCTTTCTTAGTGTCTTGGCATCAAGTATACCTATCAAGGCACATATCTGTTCTTGTGGCAGTCCTAGACCACTTGAGGTCTGCACTACCTCTCTTGTTATGTCAGTTGGTTCGTGAACATTCATAGTCTTTTATTATAAGGAAGTTGATTTTGATAGTTTAAACCTTTTATTAATAAAATCAAGGACTTATTTAAAATACTGTGTTTCCTTAAGTTATTTCACATCTTCTGTGATATTTTTATCAAGTTGTGCTTGTATCTTATCAGATAAGTTAAGTAATTGTTGTGCTAATTTTTCGCCATGTTGTCTTTCTAAGCGATTACTAGGTACAACTTTTGCCATTTCTAGCCAAGTTAGGTAGAACTCCATTAGGTCATCAAACATTAGCTTGCTGGTGTTTCTATATTGCTTGCTACTGGAGCTGCTTCTGTATTTTCTGCTTCAGCTTTTTCTGCTTCAGTTTGTTTTACATGATTTTCAACATGGTTTTTAAAGTAGTCAACGAGTCCACGACTAAACTTGTGTGGTACGTCATCAAGATACTTTAATATTTCGTTGATTTGATCGATATGAAATGGTATTTGCATTTAACACTTCCAGTTCTTTAAAGATGCTTTGGCTCGTTCTGCTGGGCCTTTAGCGTTTTTAACAACTCCTTCCATCCGAGCACAAAAAGACTTTTTACGACCTTCGTCTTTCTTTGTCTTTGGATTTGGTGCAGGAGGCTTTAAATCACTTCCATTCTTAGCATTATATTCAGCACGACCTTTAGCCGTCATTCCAGCACCTTTGTCGGTAGGATTGTACGTCTTACCTTTACCAGTTGTCTTGTGTGGAATAGGTTTATCGTGCTTTTTCATTTCTTAGCCGTTTTAGCTGATTCTTTAAACGCTTTGGCAGTTGGAGCACCTTTTGAACCAGGCTTTCGCATACGTTCAACAGTTTTTCCTTCTGCCTTCTCACGCTTAATCCGTTCTTGCTTACGATGGATATTTTCGTATAAACCAGTTTTCATTTTTTCTTAGCTTTTTTCTTTTCAGCTTCACGTTTCTCAGAATAAGCTATCGCTACTGCCTGCTTAACTGGTTTGCCACTTTTAATCTCTGCTTTCACGTTCTTTTTAAACGCTTCCTTGCTCGTAGATTTAGTAAGTGGCATGATTATTGTCCGTGAATAATTGCTAAGTTCAATTTAACTGCTTCTGATAATGAACCACCAGAAATATTGTATAAGCTAATTGTTGCTACACCTGTACCAACATTAGATACAAATGCAGTATAAGTACCAGCAGTTGCAATACCACCTGATACGTTCACAATTAACACATCTCTTGCAGATAATAATGAATTGTTTAATGTAAAGCTAACAATTGCTCCAGCAGCTAAAGCAGCATTATTCATAGTGATTTGAACATTGCTTGTATTAGCAGTTACGGCAGTTGCTTTGCTTGTTAATTGAGTTACTGTGCTTTCAGCAGCAGTTGAATAACCTAATTGTTGATTTGCGAAACAAGTATCAAATACTGGATCGCTGACTGCTACACCTGTATAAGCCATAATTATTTTCCTTTAATCTTTTCAAGTTGTTTGATTTGACTAACTGCTATCTTTTTAGCAGCAGCTAGTCTAGTGCGATTTGCCTCGATTTCTTTAGCTCGCTGAAGTGTTCTTAAATCGTCTTCGGCTTGCCAACGCATATGTTCGGCAGTTTCTTTCGCTTCGGCATTAGCTAACTTCATCAATGATGGAGTTTTTCTAGTAGCCATTATCTGCCTCTGTTACCAGAAGAAATGTTCTTTTCTTTAGGCATTGGCACACCGTTTACACGCACAGGTTCGGCTTTTGGGCCAGCAGGAGGTTCAATCATTGGCTTAGTACCAATACGGCACTCGTCTGCATAATCAGCAGCACGTTGCAAATGACCAGGATCTTTTAATCCTGTTTTGCCTTCTTTATCTTTTTCCTTAGTTGATTCATACTTCATTTTTTTGGATGAATCGGACATATCTTTAACGTCATAATCTTTCATTTTATTTTCCTTTGCAAAGAAATCTCAACATGAGATAACTTAGTATAAATCAATTTTTACCATTCCACCAATATTTTCTGCTATTTCTATCGTAATTTTTTTAAAACATCGGTCATCAATCTCCAACGCTTCACACATACCATCTAAACCTGATTTCATGCTTGCTAACATATTATCTAAGTCCATGTGTTTGCGATTAGGTTTATAAAATATAATATGCATTTCTTTGTAATCAGATTTAGGTATATTTGCCATTTTGGTTAACCAGTAACAATCTGTCTTGTAAATTGCTTTTTTCTTAGCTTTTACATGAAAATGAGCACTTGAATTAGGATTTAACTCCTTATATGGCCATGCAAATGTCAACATTCTAGTAATTCCATTGTCTTTTGTAGTAAGGTTTGCTCGTCAATTCCGTAGCGAGCTTCAAATTTTCCTTTCTTCCCAAGCGAGTGAACACCAGTATTGCCGACGTGATGTTCTCTGCACAATGGTATGACTGGACTATTGCTTCGTTTGGTTGCGTTTCTCCGTATGTGATGGATTTGAGCTGGTGTTTCGCCATATCCAAGATAGCGACAGAGGATGCATCCCAGT